AAAGTAAAACCTGGCAGTAAAGCAGCCAAAAGGAGAAAATCATTTTGTGCAAGAAGTGCAGGACAAGCTAAAATGCACAATATAAACTGTAGTAAAACACCAAACAAACGCATATGTCAGGCGAGAAGGAGATGGAAATGTTAACAGAAATTTTTAGAAAATTTGATAAATACAAAGATATGATTACAGATAAATGGCAAAACTGTAACATATGTATGAAAAAAGATTTAGCACTTGCTATTTTAGTGGTTGCTTTATTATGGTGTATTTTATAGATGGGAAGTAAACCTATAGCTTTAAAAACTGAAAAAGACCTTACTACCAAGCAAAAAACTTTTTTAAAACTCTTGGTTAAAAACTGGGGTTTGATTTCACAAACAGAGGCTGCGATTAAAGCAGGGTATGGAAAGAATGAAAAAAGCGCAGCGGTAATGGCTAGTAAAATGCTTGATCCTAAAACAAGTCCGCATATTGTTCGTGTTCTAGAAAAAATGTTATCTAAAGAATCAGAAAAGTATGAAAAGGATAAACTTCGCAGATACAAAACATTTGAACGACTTAGAGATGGAGCTGAAACTAAGGGACAGTACACGGCTGCAATAAACTCAGAATATCGCTCAGGTCAACTTGCTGGTTTATTTATAGATAAAAAAGAAATCCAACATTCTACTTTAGAGGGTATGACACGAGAACAATTAGAAACACGCTTGCAAGAATTAGAAAATAAAATAGGTGCAAACACAATTATTGTGCAAGGAGAGGTTAATGAGACTAACTAATAATTTTACTTTAGCAGAACTCACTAAATCTCAAACAGCTGAAAGACTTAACATAGACAATAATCCAGAGGCACACTATATTGATAATTTACAAGCACTCTGTGTTCATGTGCTTCAACCAATAAGAGATTATTTTGATAAACCTGTTGTAATATCATCTGGATATCGTTCACCTGAGTTAAGTCAAAAAATAGGCTCATCCTCAAGATCACAACATTGTAGAGGTCAAGCAGCTGACATTGAAATACCTGGCGTATCTAACAAAGAATTAGCTGATTACATTTTTGAAAGTTTATCTTTTGATCAAGTCATTTTAGAGTTTCATAATCCAGAGGAGCTTAACTCTGGTTGGGTGCATGTTTCGTATGTAAACCATGAAAACAATCGTCATAGCTATTTACTTGCAGAAAAAGATGAAAACGGTAAAGTGAGGTACACAAAATGGCAATGACAAGAGGCTCAATGTCGAAACAAATCAACACCCCACCTCAAAAAAAGAAGTGGTCTAAGAAACGTAAAGCAAAGATTAATTGTAAAAACCCTAAGGGATTTAGTGAAAAAGCACACTGTGCCGGCCGTAAAAAAAGGGGTCGGTCTAGATAGAGGCTACAAAAACTGTTAATATTTTAGTAAGAACCGGAGGTTATTATGGCTAAAAAGAAAGGTCAAAAGCTATGCCCGAGAGGTAAAGCTGCGGCAAAACGTAAGTTTGATGTGTACCCAAGTGCGTATGCGAATGCTTATGCAAGTAAAGTATGTGCAGGTAAAATCAAAGATCCAAGCGGTGTAAAACGTAAGGATTTTCGTGGACCAAAACCAGCTAAAGAAGGCACATTTGTTGAGTCTGGAGATGTAATGGGCTCTCCTATAGATGTTGATATTGATGGCATGAATATGAGTAATCCATCTGCTGCTGCTTATTATAAAGATTTAATGTAATGAGTTTAAAGAAATGGTTTAGTGAAAATTGGGTTGATATAGGCGCTCCTAAAAAAGGGGGCGGTTACAAAAAGTGCGGACGTAAGAGTGCAAAAGGCTCAAAACGTAAGTACCCAAAATGTGTTCCAGCTTCAAAAGCTGCAAGCATGAGCAAAAGTCAAATTCGCTCTGCTGTTAGACGAAAAAGGGCGAAAGCTCAAGGAGTTGGAGGTAAACCAACAAATGTGAGAACCATAGATAAAAAATACTATGGTGGATTAATAGATATTTAGGAGATTACGATGAGAAGACTAGGTGAAAGTTATTCTGAAAGAGATAGAAGAAAGTTAAGGGGTGAACGAAAAAAAGCCGAGCGAAAAAAAGCTGCTAAAAAATTTGTAAAAAAAGTTCAAAAAAATGTAAAAAAAGGTACTGAAAAAGTTAAAACCACTAGTAAAAAAATTGCAACTGGAGTAGTAAAGGGTGCAAAGTCACCGGTAGGTAAACTTGGATTACCAGTGGCTGCGTTGACCACTGCGTATTATGTAGCAGATCAGTTTAGATCAGATAAAAGAAGTAAAACTAGAGGTGAAAGAGCAGGCAAAAAAGGTCCACAATTTAAATCACCTAAACCCGAAACCAGCATTGTTAAAAAAACAAAAGGACCTAAAGTGTCAGACATTATGGGTGGAGCTCAAGGGCCAAAAGGACCGTTAGGCGGTGCAATAGATAAAGTAAAATCCCAGCCAAAAGTTAAGAAAAAAGAAATAGACTTAAGAAAAACTAATCTTGCCGGTGTTCGTATGGGGCAAAGAAGAGATGGTGGACTAACAAAAATTAATCCAGAAAAACAACCTGGTCTAGCTGCTTTGAAAAAGGAAAGACCAGACGTAGTTGCTAAAATGGGTTATGCCAAAAATGGCACCATGGTACAAGCGAGAGGTTGTGGTAAGGCTAGAAAGAAACCAACTAGAATTACTTAGGAGAAAAGTTATGGACAAAAAACGAAGAGGCCAGCCAGGTAAATTAAAGTTAGCAAAAAAAAGAGAATCTGAAAGAGAGAGTGCCTTAAAAAAATTTATTAAGAAATCAAGCAGTGCAGCGGTAGGACCAAAGGAAGAGGAATCTTTAGCAAAAACATTTGATAAATTTTATGACGCTGAAACTGGAAAAGTTGACTTACCTAGTATGAAAAATGGAGGCATAGCAGTTAGGGGCACGGGGGCACAAGTTAAAAAAACTACATTTAAAGGTGTATTTTAGGAGACTAAATGGCTACTTCAGGCACAACAGCATTTGATTTAGATATTGATGATATCATTCAAGAGGCATACGAAAGATGTGCCATACGCACTAATAGTGGTAACGATCTTCGTTCTGCTCGAAGAAGTTTAAATATTTTGTTTTCAGAGTGGGGAAATCGTGGTATTCATTTGTGGAAAGTGGCTTTGAACACACAAGCTTTAACTTCTGGTACAGCAACTTATTCTGCACCGTCAGCGACAAATGATGTATTAGAGGCTTACATAAGCACATCAAGTGGGACAACGAGCTCAACTACAGACATATCACTTACCAAAATTTCAAGAAGTGATTATGCCAGTAAACCAAACAAGGGAGCGACTGGACAACCCTCAGAATATTATGTCGATAGACAAACCACACCAACTATAACTTTGTATCAAACACCTGATGCAAGCACATACACACATTTAAAATTTTATTGTGTTAAACGAATTGAAGATGTTGGAGCTTACACTAATCAAGCTGATGTAGCATTTC